ATGCAAGAAAAGTCTATTGGAAATCTAAACTTAATAAAGCTAAAAAGGAGCGTGACAACCTTGTCAAAGAACCCTCAAACAGAAGCAAATAAAAAATGGCAGGAGAAAAATAAAGAGCGAGCTAAATATACCAGCGCACGTGCTAGAGCACGGAGTTTCATTAAAAACCATGCAGAAGAAGAAGATTTAATTGAGTTCCTACAATTAATCCAAGAACGTAAAGCTTCTCTAAACAATAAAGAATGAATTTTGAGGGCTCACTTGCCCTCTTTTTTTATGCAAAATAAAAAGCCTCATCAAAATTTTGAACGGGGCTTAATTTAGAATCTATTTAGAAATATCTACTATGTGAACAATTTATAAAATTTAAAAATTCATTAAAATAATCAGAAAATGTTATATTCGTTTCTTTTAAAGTGATCAAATAGATTGATAATCTTAAAATTTGCATATTCAGATGGTAATTTTCTTTTAGGTGCCTTTATAGAAGCCAGTGTTTTATTAATTTCTAACTTTTCATTTTTGAAAGTTTTATATTTTGAAAGTTCATCTTCTAAAGAATTCATATATGTTAATTTACTTTTGAATTCTTTCTCTTTATTCATATATTTAATTTTACTATCTAGACTGGCTTTACATTCAATTAAGGTTATATATTTTTTTTCATTTTCTACTTTAACAACATCTACCAAACAGTTATTACCAGGTATAGATTTATCTAGCAGCCTTTTTCTTTTGTAATAAAAAAAAGGTTCATGGTAAATTTTATTCTCTTTATCTTTCTCCAAATAGACCATTAAGAACTCTAAAACATCTCCTCTAAAATCTGAAAAATCTTTGGGATTAAAATATATTCTTTTAAATTCATACTTGAATCTATTTATAATTGATTGAGGAAACTCAACAGAGTATTCAACTGATGAATAATCCACATTATCATCTATAAAATCCTCTAGATCATCTTTAGTCAATTTTTCATATACATTTAAATCTCGCATTAAAGTTACTATTACTTCAATAAAAGGCTTTTTATATTCTCCAGACTTAAGTATTAAAGAAAAAATTGGTTTGTCCCTTAGCACTTTAAAACTTTTATGATCTGAATGATAAATTCTAATATTCTTAATATGATTAATCAATTTCTTCTTTATCCCAAAATCTGTACGGTATAGGGACAATTGGAATACCGATTGATATACAAAAATCATTTACTTCTTTTCTAAGATAAGGTTCTATAATATATAATACTAACTTATCATTCAACTCTTCTTTTAAATCCCCAGTATCAATCGCCATTTTAAATGTTAAACGTATTCCAGCATCTGCGTCCTCTTCTTCATTTTCAGAGTCTTCATTAACATTTTTTGAGTTCAATAGTAGATTAAAAAATATTTCAGCTACTCTAACATCTTCTGATTCCTCAACCTCAAAAAATTGAACACCATAGTTCATTTTAGCGAACCCTCGTTCTGATAAATTGTTTTTGTCGTTTACAAAAGTATTAATCCTATTCTTCGTTATATCTAAAATATTCAAATTCATTATTTTTTACCCATCCTCTTTTATTATTATTGACTTTCGTTGTACTTTGCTTAATTTCACTTTTATTTTGATCTTTTATTACCAAATTGTATGTAATTGCACTATCTGAAGTTTTTGTTGCCTCTAGAGATTCCAAAATAATTGAGTGATAAGTAAAAGGAGTATTATCTGTCTCAGATTTTTGTTTTTTGTTTCTTTCTAAATCAAGTAGAACGTCATTATGAAACTCGCCCAATACATTTAAAGTTGTACCAATATTATTCATATCTAATCTTTCTATTCTTTTGTTTAACATTTTTATTCTAATATCAAATAACTTTGCTATTTTCTTTTCTTTTAAAAGATATTCTTTTTTTAATAAAGTTTTTATCGAAGTATTTTTATCAATTACATAAGTTTGAAATAATTCATTATCCTCTTTAGAAATTGCAATATCATCTACACAATATTTTAATTTATTGCAATAAATTTCAGTATCTATGTTCTCCTTGTAAAGAAGAGAGACTTTGTATTTTAAATCATTATAATCATTTAATAATTTTTTATATTTTTGATTTAAAACATTCTCATATTGCTGTCTAATTTCATTTTGTATTTCATACATTTTTAATCCCCTTACTTTTTTATGAATCCATAATTGTTAATTAGTTTATGTATTAGCTAGATTTTTTATTCAACAAGCACAAATTTAGTTACTACTATCTATAATCATATACTTCTATGTTGGTTGCAAGCAATTATTATAGATTGTTCTTAAACTATTTATAATATAAATTATTTAATTTTTAAAATTGTTACTGACATATAATACTTTATTTATTTATTACTAAAAAACTGCCCTATCAATCAGGCTGCCGATAGGGCGATTTTTGATATTTGAATTTTTATTATTAAATCGTTGGGGGCTACTTTGCTCAAATTGTCTCAGAAACTACACTTTTTCTACATACTCCTTTTTAGCAGTAATGAAAAGACCACTTGTTGTTTTTAATCGATAAGCATTGCCAGACTTTACGATATCTACGATTGTAAATACGTCACCTTTTTTCAAGCTTTCCATCTTTTTAGACTTACCAAAGTTAACGCCGTTATAAGCGTTACAAGGTTTTTTGATACGGTATAAGCCAGTGCCGTTTTTGTAGTACCCTTCATTATTATTTGTGGACGGCTTACTAACTGGCTTTGAAACGGTTGTAATATCATCCTTTAACATATCCTTAAATTTAGACCACGTGATACCATCCTTGCCTGCTCGAATTTCAGCCGGACAATTCTTTCCACTCCAATAATTATGTTGAACTACATTAGCTAAAGGAATGTTTTCTTCCTTCATAATTTTTTTAACGAGATCAACAGCATTAGCAATTGTTTTTTTATAATCACCATCGCTGTTAACGCAAATTTCAATGTGAATGGAATTCATGTTACCGTTGCCACTTCCATCTCCTGCAGCCCAACATTTAATATTGTGGTTGAAGGATTGAACGGCTTCTTTTTCGTCTACAGTATAGTGCCAAGATGCTTCACGGCTGTTACCGTTTGCTTGCAAATTTCCATGTGCTGCTGCATGAGCTCCTTTACTTGCGTTCCCTGTTCCATGAATAGTAATCCATTTACGACCGTTACCAGTACCGCTTGTTACTTTATTGATAATTGATTGTGCTACTAATTGTTTACGAATATTTACCATAATTATTTCAACCCTTTCTGTTTCAATAAACTTTCTTGCGCCTTTGCTTCTTTGCTCACGATATAGCTATTTTTGTAGACACCATACACGACCAAAATAAACGGTACTGCTGCTAATAGTGCATTTACAAAGGCATCTATTGTTGCGTCAGTAAACCAAGTAAATGTGATTCCTAAAGTCTGCAAAAATAAAAGGACCGCTGATAGCAGTCCTCCGAATAATCCGATATATTGTTTTAGTTTGTCTGTCATAATTTAATCATCCTTTTCTATTGAATTTTTTTCTAAATTGTCAACACGGCTTTCTATTTTAGTTAAGCTCTTATTCATGCCATCTAGGGCGATTGCTGTTTTTTCTTGAGATTTATTACTACGCTCTAAATGGCTCATTAATTGATTTTCCCTTTGCTCTGAACGTCTCATTACATAAATAACTAAGGCTACACATAAAATCGACCACACGAATTGGCTTGATGCTATTTCGCTCGCCATTGATACATCCATTGACTGCACCTACTTTTCTGCATAATAAAAAGAGTATCCGAAGATACTCTCTGTGAATTACTCTTTGATTTGTGATGCAAGATGTTCTGCAACAGGAAATTGATATTGTTTAGGTAGTGCAGTGATTTCACGGGAACCTGCTTTTACTAACAAAGCATACACAGGAATCATATATGGGTATACCATTATTCCTTCTCTCCTTTCAATTCTTCGATTTTAGCTTTTGACTCCACAAGTTGTTCTTGCAGTTGCGTAATTTGTTCTTGCTGACCAACTAATGCTTCAAGAACCATCTTTGTTGTTTCATCTATTTGATTTGGAAATACCTCTTCTAATGGTCCAAGTGAACCGTCTGATTGTCTAAGTCTAACCTTCATTTTCACCCTCCTTACGATCTATAAAAAATATTACGGTGAATATTACAACAACATATATAATCCATACAAGATAGTATTTAATGAGATGTTGCATAGGAGTTAGGTTAATTAAATCAGAGAAAAACTGAATCATGTAAGCACCCCACTTATTAAAGTAATTGAGCCGTTAATCTCTACAGACTCTCTACTTAAATGTAATTTAACAACGATGTTTTCTTTTTGCTCTTCAGCAGCAAATCTGAAATCATCCTCAACGATTTTTTCATTTATCGGTGCAGATGTTCTACGTGTCATTGGGACGTATTGCTCTTGTACTCCAGACTCAGTCATACTTATTTCTGCCTCAATTTCCAATCCCTTTTGTTTTCGAATCCACAAAATAACGCCCTTTGCACTTCCTGTTGGCGATTCGATTTTATACCGAGCCACAGAATTCAATACGGGCGTTTTGTTTACTGCTTTATTTAATTTTATTGTCTTTGAAGTCTTAAAATTATGGCTGTCCATTACCTCTACGATGATGATATTTTCACCTGTTTTAAGGCTGCTAAATGCAACGTCAAACGTCCAATCGCCGCCTTTACCTCGGTAAATCTCTGTAGCAAGACTTGTGTTTATTTTGTAAGAAACAATCACATCGTTTCCGTCTGGATCGCTACAAGCTCCTGAGATTGGGAATTTGTCGGAATCAATTACTCCTGTTGGCTTTTCGATTGGATTAATTGTAATTGCTGGCGCACGGTTTGGAACTACATAGAAATTACGTATTTGTTCTTCGGATTTACCGCCCTGGTCATCTCCTGACCATACTTTAAGTTGATGAGCTACGCCTTCTGCTAATGCTTCTGTGATCGCTGTATCTTCATAAAATAGTTTTCCTGATTTGAATCTCAATTGCTCCGAAAATAAAATAGGCTTAGTACCATTTGAAATTTCAGTTGTTATCGCTTTTACTTGTCCACCGTTAATCTGATATTTTACGTTTACGATGTTTCCTTTGTCTACATCAAACGCTGAACCGTCAATCAAGAACGTGTCATTTTCATACAGAGTTGCGTTGTTACCGGTGTTTAGTGTTAACGTCGGTGCGCTGTTATTCGTATATGTGCCTATATATTGAACGCTAGACGACGTTTTATAAATAGTAGGCGGCGCTATTCCGAATTGTCCAGTGAGTGCACTATCATATAAACTTGACGGGTTTGTCCCTGTCCCTACAGACACTGCAGATGACCATGTTGCTCCTTTATCTGTGGATTCGATTCGTTTAATGGTTCCGGCGTCTTCGTAAGTGATAACGTACTTATTGCTCTTATCTACTGTAAGTGTTCCGTTAATACCTGGAACAAGTTTTTGCATCGTTGACCATGTTGTACCTTCATTAGTCGATTTGCTGAAACGGATATAATTCGTAGTTGTATGCGCTTCATCAAGCCCATGCCAAACGTTAGCGATCACGCCATCTTTGTCAACAACTCCGGACGGTGAATATTGGGGATATATACCACCAATATGAATTACATCTGGCGATTTATCAGAATCCCGAATATCCCATCCAGAGTCTGTATACAATATCTTCCTTATATAATAACCAGAAGTTCCAAAACGAAATTGACAAGTTACAAAAGGTTTGCCCTTAACTATTACAATTGAGGGGTTTTCGGCGTCCCAAATAGATTGTTTCTCAACTGTTAAATTTACAGGTGTAGACCACGTAACCCCACCGTCTGTACTCTTCGCATAACGGATATTGAACGAGTTCGAATAACTTGCGTTTTTACTCGCCCATGCTGCGTGTAAGTGTCCGTTTAACGGGTCGATTGCTAGGGATACGTTGCCCAATGCGCTTAGGTTAGAATCGAATGGCAGCTTAAGGTAGTTTTGTAGCCGCTTATTTTCCACTGTAGTTGCGTCGAAAGTTTCCATTGCCATGTAGTAGTTAATACCACTTGTTTTAGCGGCTATTAGTACATGCACCTTTGTGCCGTTACTTGCTAGTGCAATGTCAAAAATGGTATTAACGACCCCTTGCGATATTGAGCATAACGGCGTCCACGTAGTACCGTTATCCATAGACTTATAGAAAAATACCTCTAGAAAATTCTGGCGCGCTGCCGCAACTAGCCAACCGTTCGACAACCTTACTAACTTACGTCCACCATTACCTGCCGTACTATACGGCTGTGTAACTACTGTGCCTGGCGTTGTTTCAGCAACTGCCCCACGTACATACCAATAGCCGTCCGTGTGTTTGCCGTTTACCGGATACGTTCCCTCTTCTGCTGCGATATTGGATTGAACTAGTGTCCCTTGTGAGTAATTAGTGGTAGCTAGTCTTGTAGTAATTGGATTTAGGGTAGCTGTAAACGTCATGCCGCCATCATTATCTATACCTTCTTTGAATATGGACATTCTGTACTGAACTCCATTATAAGTAAAGTACAAATCTCTGTAACCTTCTTGGTCAAATGAGATAAGAATTCCTTCATTTTCATACTTTGGATTAATAGCTGTATTATAGGAAAATTCACCTGTGGTAAGTATAGTGTATTTAGTATAGATATTTCCTATATTTACAGCCGGGTGTTGTGTTGCATTTAACATACTTGAAAAAAGATATGGTATAGATTGTGCTCGACTTATTCCTTTTCCCGTTTTAATGGTCGTCCCTACGACCATTTCATACTGTGCAATTGCTGCCGAATTATACTTATCGTAATAATACTTAACCATCCTTAAACCACCTCCAAAACAGAAACGCTAAACGTCTCCCAATTTCCAACATCCATTTTTTTATTTACTGTATCGATAACGACACTAGATCGAGCTACCTTTGCGCCTTTTTTATATGCATTTTTGACGGCTTGTACGGTGATTGAATTGCCGTTTATAGCTGTGATGAGTACGTCTTCGCTGTGTTCGTCATCGAATAGTGTTACTTCTGTAAATGATGTAAAATCCTCTGTGCTGTCTACATGGATTGTTGTTGCACCTGCAGTAATCGCCTTATTAATATCCGTTTGCTGTGTTTGTAAAAAGATTTTGTTTGAAAAGCCGTCTAGAGTGTCAAAGAATGTGCCGCCACTACCTGGTGCGCGGCCGTCGATTTCCATTTGGATTTGCATACGCTGTACTATCGCTTCTAGACTTAGAATATATTCATACGCTCCGTAAATCCCATCTTCAAAATTATTTGCAAATGCAGCCATGTATGGAGTACCTTCTTCTAGCACTTCGTGAGTAATAGGATCAACAATATCATCAAACCACATTGTTTTTTTATAAGGATTTTTATTCACGAAACCACCTCAATACTTTGTTTTATAGGGAACACAATTAAAAAACCTCTATTTCCTTTTTGATGATTCAAAGGTTTTACATACAGTTCTCGTCCTTGTGCATCCACTAATGATGCTTTAGTAATTAAACCCTTTTCAACATCTAGATAGATATACTTTCTAAGTGTATTGCCGTCTTTGGCTGTTTTATAGATTTCTTTTTCTATCTCTTTTCCATCTATAATAATTTTTGCTTTTTTGATTAGGTTATTAATAAAATTAAGTGTTTCGTCCACTAGCAAGCTTTGAATTTCTGCCATCTAATCTACCTCCTGCTCTGAATCTTCCACATACCCTATAGTTAACGTCTGTATCGTAAGAGTTAGCTATAAAAAGAAGTGGTACATCTACTTTCGCTCCTGGCATTTGAGCTGTTTTAAATCGGCTTGTTATGCGGTAGTTAACGGGGAATGTATAGGAACTCCCACTTAAACACAACCATTCAGATGCGCCTGAAGCTGATATATATACAGCTACACCTCCTGCAACGACATCTTCAATTATCTCTTCAAACTGACCTGTATCTATGCCTGCTGAAGTCAATTTCTCTAAAGGGATTGATTCAATCATTATCGCAGCAGGTTCAATGCCATCCCAAAGAGCTTTAACTTTAATTTCTTTCGGATCTGTATTTAACGTAAAAGCGAGCGCTTCAATGATTTTATTAATAGTACCGTCAGACAAAGCTCTGGCTCTTTTCGCTCGAATTAATAGGCGGAAACGTGCATCAGTTGCTGTTCCACGCGCTTGATTTATTTCGTCGCCAACTTCATCAAGAACCTTGCCTTCTGCATTCTCTATATCTGTCCATTCTTCCATCCGTTGCAAAGTCTCTTGTACATCTGAATATTGATTTGCAAATATACTAAAGATTTTTCCGACATTTGAATTAGGATTCTTTTCTAATGCATCAGTTATCATGCTCAACATTTTTTTAAGCAAGTTCAATCACCTCAATATTGGCAAGCGATAGTTCTGCAATTTGCTTACGTGATATCCCAATGTTTGTAATCGATAATTCTTCAGCAGATGTTCCGATTTCGATGATGATATCTTGTACCCCTGCAACTTTAAATGCCGAACTATATAGCTGAGATATCACAACATCTTCGTCCATTGTTAGTCCAGGTACTTCATCACCAAATAAATTCACACCACCAATTTTTTCAATCATGGAATTCTTAAGTTGATCAATACCATCCACTTCGAAATCTACGTTTTTCGTAACGGTCAATTTCATGTATATTGGTAATATTTCAGCATAATCAAATTTAATAGTATGTTTAGTCCCTGCTATATCTTTTACAATTGATATCTGTTCACCGACTGTTTCAATACCACCTGCAACAGAGTCTAATAAAGCTTGTGCTACATCTTCTTTTACGCCACCGAAAACATACGCATGTACACTTTTAGGTGGGTTACCTTCATCATCAAATGCATTGGTGTTATTTATTGCTAAACTGATGGAACGTACACCGATAACATTAAGAATAGACGTCTCAATTGCTGACGGAACTGCTTTTCCTTTCGCTTCATTCGATTTTAATAATCGGTTACGATATGGAGTATCTGTTTCTTTATCTGTACTACCAACTGCTGGTGATAGGTTAATCACACTTATGATTTCTTCTATCGGTTCAGTTTGTATGGTAATTGTGTTTGGTAGAACATTGTTAAATGCGCCTGTTTCAATACTTATCGCTTCGCCGGCGCCATTACCTGAATTATCAAGAACCACGTCATCTAGCAGAGCAAACTGGATATCACCTTCAGTAGAAAATCTTTCTTCACTTTCTATGATGTAATTCGGTGTTCCTTTAAATGTTAAACGTACATAAGAATTGGTTGCCGGTGCTCGTGGTAGATTCTTGTCTCCTCCATGAAAATCTAAAGATACGCCATTAGCTTTCTTGATATAGCGACTGTTGTATACATTTTCAATAGTATCCCAAATTTTCGCATAAAAAAAAGCCATAACTCGCATGATGATACCGAGTGGCGTATAGGCTGATAGATTAATGTCAGCCCCGAATAGTTCTTTAAATTTCGCTTCCATTTCATCCAATAAATCAGAATATGTTTTTCTGGTAAATCCATTTTTATTCAGAGCCACCTAAATCAACTCTTTCTAAATTTATTTCTGTTCCATCGGTTTTAACGACATTCATCGATAAATGAACATTACGACCATCACGGACAATTTCAATATTGTCAGCACCCTCAATTAATTCTTGGTCCGTCATGACTTGCAGAGCTTCAAGGATATTGTCGGATATTTCTTCATCATCCACTCGTTTCAATTGCATAAACGATTTATCGAAACCTATATGTTCATCGAGTTCAAATTCGCCCTTTCGAATAGCGATATTCATCATGGTACCTTGCGCGATTTCCTCATCACCTTCAACCATCATCAAGTTTCCGCCTTCATCAAAAACGAAATCTCCGTTAACTACTTTTATTGTTTTCATGACAACCTCCCTACAACAATAGCGTCATTACTACTCATTAGATCATGACTATCTGGATCTATAAAATTTGTGTCATTTAAATTATCTAAGCTACGTTGTGTAGGGATATAGAGTACTAAGTTACCCACTTTTAACGTTCGCCACTCAGCATACTTTTTCAGAACGCTATCGCAATCACAAGCTGACCAGCTGCATTCATGTTTTTCAAACATTTCAATTCCTGTTAAATGGTCTATAACAGGTGCGTCATAAATGATGGATTGTTTATACACATTATCATCTTTATCAGTCATTAAAAACAAAGGTTGGATATCTGCTGTTTTGTTAACACTATCGTACTTTAGTACTCTACCTACCGCTAATGTAGCAACACTAAGTAATGTTTCGTGTTGAAACTCAGTAAAGAATTTTTTTATCTCACTCATTCAATTACCTCGCATTCTGTCACGAAATCAGAACCATCGTAATAATGTTTTCCTTTTCTCACATGGTATTTGCCATTTGCTGTCTTACTTTCAATGGTAATGAGCGATGCTGTCGTAATTCGATGTTGCAGCAAACAACGTACTGTGTAACCTTTGTATTCATCATCTTCGTACTCTGCAGGTGACTCTATTAATCCTGTTGACTCCTTCAGTATAAAACGCTCATCGTCTCCTGTTTCAATGGACCGAATCACAACTTTACCTCTACGCCAATACATTGATGCGCCACAATCTTTAATGACTGTATTTAACTTACTTTCAATCTTTCCAGTGACTTTAAAGCCTTTTTTATAAACTTTGTCACGAGGTAAATTAATTTCGACAGGTTGAATCCCTAAGATGCCTAATAGTCTTTTGATAATAGCTGAACCTTTTGAGTTCTTTGCAAAGGTAATATTCATAGTTTGCTTACGCCACTTTGCCACTTGAACAGTCTTGAATTTTTTAGTAGATGTATACTTTCTACCATGCTTACCAGCGGTTGTGGTTGTTACTGGTTTTTTCAGTTTTACGCGCTTTTTAACAAAATATTTCTTTGCTGCATCTGCTGTTTGAGGAGTAACTTTCACCCCACCGTAATCCTTGCCCTCTTTGAAAGTAATGGTTGTAATTTTATCAACACTTTCATAGCGACTTATTGCTTTTGTTATTTTCCCTTCAATTAGTACTCCGTAATCAGAATCATAACCAGCGTTTAAGGTTACATTTGCACCTTTTTTTATTTTAGCAATCGTCGCTTCAGTTAAATTGAAAATTGAAATTGAATTTATATTAGGTTTGGAATCATCATCAAAATTTACTTCAAAGCGTATTTCTAAATCATCACCATCGAACTTCAAACGGCTACGAGAATCTTCAATAGTGACTTTAATAATACGTCCGAACAATCGTTTAGCCATACATATCACCACTTAAGTTATTATCATTTTCAATACTTTCGTCGAATTCGTCATCTGGCAAATCGTCGATTGTTAAAAAGACAGTACGATAAAAATTTTCTTTCGTAATATCTATAGCATTGCGTGACTCATCGAATGGTACGATTGAAGGTCCTGGTAAACGTTCGTCAACAAGTGATTCAAACAATGGTCTACCTAATACAATCTTTTCACCTAACACGATGACGAACCCCTCTGAATCCCACAAATCAACAGTAAAAAAATCATATGTTTCATTGTAATTTACAGCTATAGTAAACGTATCCTGCGCTAAATCAATTTCAAACTGTACAGGTATTTCATTTGGATTTAATTCAATGTAATCTCTTTTAGCCATGTTTACACCACCAAAAAAGCACCCATATAGAGTGCTTTTATTTTATTCTCATTTTTACGTTACTTGGTATTTTACGGTCTGGCCATTTGTTCAACTGGCGTAATTTTGCAATTGTTGTCCCATACTTCCGAGCGATGGAACTATACGTATCACCAGTCTTAACTGTGTGATATTTCTTCATATTGTTAGCTGTATCGCTTGTTTTCTTCGTAACGGTTTTCTTACCAGCCGTTGTTTTCTTAGTTTTCTTTTTACGATATGGAGTCTTTGCGACTCTTATCTGTTGCATATCCATCGAAAAAGAAAAACCATTTCCAATTGTTGAATCATAGGTGCCAGTGAAATTAGTAATAAGTACGTCAGAGGCTTTAATGCGACCGACGTACTTTATTGTTTTTCCTTTATTCATTTTCTTTTCGATGTTCTTTCGAATGTCATTAGCATCCTTAGCTTTCTTACCAAGAATCTTTCCGCTTGCAGAAAATGTTTTGGGTTGACGCTGTACGGAGTCCGTAAGAGGGAACCCTTTTTCAACAGGATAAGATGTCGTATTAACTGTATTCGTAAATGACTCTTGCATACTATCAATTTTATAACCTGCAACCTTCGCCATTAATACGCCACCCCGCTATTAAATATTCCTCTGAGCTCTTTAAACGTTGCTTCTAGGGCTTTGTTCACCGCACGTTCAATTTGTGATTCGGTTGTTTCACCTGTACCGCCTTGGACTGTTACTTGAACTGTGGGATTAAAATTAATAACCGTTTGTCCTTTATTGCTTAATAGTTCGTTTGTTTTACGGTTGTTATGAATTTGTGTTCCAAATGGTAAATCTACTAATTCAGGACCGTTTTCCCCAACCATAACTTGATCATCATGATTATTTTTACGGCCACCTTTTGCATAACCTTTTAATTTCTTTCCTGCTGAAGCTTTAGCTGAGATATGGACGTGATCAGAGTGTGCACCCCAAGGGTAATGCTCCCAAGATGCACCATGATTTTTAGTCCATCTGTTATTAGCGATAACATATCTCGTAAGTGGAGATCTAGCAGCTTCAAGTCCCGCTTTCCACATAGATGTTGAATCACCAGCTAGGTCAATCGCTAACCCTTTACTATGATCATCAGGTTGGCCGAGTTCATTCTTTGACCCCGGACGGTAGCCAGATGTAATACGTAATCCATACTTAGATGAGAGTGATTGTGCAAGTTGTTGTAGAGATTTATAACTTCCGCTTGCTCCGTCGCCTGCTCCATCGCCTGAAGGATCGCCACCGAATCCTGCAAAGCTACTTATTTTTTCTTGTACGTAATTCAATGCACCGTCTTTCATTTTTTTCAACGATGCGGTACCAATACCTAACATATCATTTTTTAAAGAAGCTTTATCGAAAAGTTTTTCGATTGCACCTGTTGGATCACTGATGAAATCCATCGTTTTATCAGCTACATTTCCAGCTACTTCTTTTGTTGTATTCCATGCAGATTTAGCTAGTGACCCAATACCTTTTGCGTAACCAGGCATAGAACCTTTAAGTCCACCTGACATCATTTGAGCAGTCTGTGAAGCTGTTAAAACTTGTGTTCCTTTAGGTAAATCAACAATCTCAGCACCACTTGCACCAACTAAACGTGCCCCACCGTATGGCGTATATGCAAGTTCTGGGCCTTCTTCTCCAACTACCGCATGACCACCGCCATGTGATCCACCTGTAGCTAAAGTGGGCATGGATGCTCCGGCTGGATTTGATTGAGGTGCCAAACTTGTAGAGCTTGGAGTATATCCAGGAGGATTCCACATGGGTATCTCCCAATCAGATCCAAATGCTTTAAGTACACTATTAATACCTGAAGAAACAGAATTCACAATTCCGGCTAATGTCCCTTGGAATTTTTGCCATCTACTTAACACTTCACCAGTTTCCCAATCAACCTCTTTTATATGGCCGTCCGCTTGTAATTTGGCTTGTTTGACAACTTTTTTATGCATATCTTCAGCCTGACTGACAGATTCATCTCGTGTATCTTTTGCACTTTTTACAATAGACTCATACTGTTTTTTAGAAATAGACTGATTGTCATAGTATTCTGCGTCAGCAGCTGCAATAACATCTTTATATTTCTTCTCAGCTTCTTTGACAGATCCGTCACGTGCTTTTTTTGATTGTTTCACTACATTTGCCGATTGCATAGCACTGATGCTTGTAGCATCATTTTTTAAAGACGTTAGGATTGTACGTTGTTCTTTGGCGGACTTAGACATTGATTTCACAGCAGATTTTTGCATTTTTTCTTGCAATTTATTAATATATTCTTTTTCATTAGACGTTAATGATCTACGTTTTTTTGATGCTTTATCAAGAATAGAGTTGATTTGCTTTTGATACTTCTCAACCGATCGTTTCTGCTTTTCATGATTATTTTCAACATCTTTCAAGATAGAAGATTGTTCTTTTTTAGATAGTCCTGAGCCTTGCATAAATCCTTTAAGTGTCTTTTCAGATTTACCAAATTTAGATGACATAGAACCTTCGATGCTAGCTGCCATATCTTCATATGTTACTTTTAGTGATTTTGCTGTATCTTTCGAAATCTTTTCGCCAGACCAATGCAATAAATTTAATTGTTCGGAAGCTTTATTATTAAGCTTTTCATATTCTTTAATTGCTGATGCAGTACCTTTAGACACGTTTTTAGTGATATCAACTTCATCTAATGTCGGGAAGTGTTTTTTTATAGAATCTTGGGCTTTAGAACCGAACTCTTTACCGATAGAACTACCAGCTACTGACCCAATAATGCCACCTAGAGCACCGCCAATCACTGTACCAACACCTGGCACAACAGAACCGATTGCTCCACCTAATGCCGCACCTGCTGCACCGCCAGCTAAAGAACCTCCGACTTCACCAGTGATGCCGCCAAGTTCATCTTTATCGGCCCCGATAAACGATGTTGCTGCTATTGCCGCACCTGCATATGGAATGATTTTACCGACTTTAGATACACCACGAATTGCACGAATACGGCGACGTCTACGATTATTCCGTCGCTGTCTATTTCTACGAGTACGACTATCATTTTCGTCACGGTTACCGCCTAAATCATCGATAATAATATCATCATTACCATTGTTATTGCGGTCATTTCTATTTCCTCGGTTTCCACCACTTCCACCGTTACCACCAGCACCTCCTGCACCTCTTGCACCGCCACCATTGTTGCGTTGGCGATTGTTACGGCGTAGAGCATCTGTATTACGATTGATAGATGATGTTTCGGAGTCAAACAGCCTACGTGTACCGACAAGCCATCCGCCAATACGACCAGTACCGCTTTTTAATTTACCGAACGCACTAATTAATATACCTACACCAGTAACCAACCCACCTACAGCGATTGATACAAGACCAAAAGCAGTCACTACAGCCCCGCCAGCTAAAGTAATCATTGTCCATTTAGCGGCTGATTCTTTTGTTGATTTATCTAAACTATTAAACCAATTTGTTAGATCAGTGACGCCATCTGCGACACCTTTTATCGTTGGAATTAATGCTGTACCAAAATCGGATGCTAGTGTATTAGCTGCAGATTTCAAATGATTCAATGAACCGTATAATGTCTTCATTTTATCCGCGGCAACACCTGCAGCGGTTGTACCTTGCATAGCATCATTCATGGCTTTGTAGCCTTTGGCACCTTGGTCGGCCGCAATTGCTGCACCACGTATTGCATCAGATCCAAACATAACGTTGAAAGCATTCAGTTTTTGCTCATTAGAAAGGTTTTTCGTTTTATCATGCAATAATTCGAAAACCTCTGACATTGATTTAACATTTCCTTTTTGATCAAAAAATGCAGATGATAAAAATCCGGATTGCTTTTGTAATTTTTCTGTTTCTTTTCTTAGCTTTGTTTTTGTTGCTGCAGAACCCAACTCTTGCTTAGCTAACTTTTCGAATGCTTTTTGCAAATCAGGCACTGTTCTTGAAGCTGGTGTAATACCTTTTTCAATCATGTATTTATAACCAGCTGTCGTATTGGTCGTTGCTAATCCAAGAGCTTCCATTTGTTCTCTTGCCCGGTCGGTTTGCGGCGATAGGCGCATAAGCATTGTCTTTAAAGATGTACCACCGTCACTGCCTTTAAGACTGTTTTGCGCAAACACAGCGAGTGCCGTAGCATTCTCTTCGAATTTAAAACCAACAGTATTCGCTACTGCTGCAGATTGAGACAAACCGAATGACATTTCTTGTACATCCGTTGCGGACGCATTAGCTGCTCCTGCGAGTAAATCAGCTGCACGAGTTGATGAAATTGCATCCTTTGTAAATGCATTAAGCGCTGTACTCATTACCTCAGATGCTTTTGCTAAATCAAGACCACCAGCTGTTGATAGGTTAAGGGCATCCTTCAAACCACCTGCAAGAATATCTTGCGTTGATACACCAGCTTTGATTAATTCTTCTAAACCGCCAGCAACTTCTTTTGAGCTATACTTTGTTTCAGAGCCTAATTTAACTACCATTTTATTCATTGCATCGCCTGATTGTTGCCATTCAGATGCGGACATCAATGATTCAACATTTTTCATCGCTTGTTCATAGTCTGCTGCTTGCTTAACAGCGTAACCTACTCCCATACCAACAGCTAACGTTGCTTTGCCCATCGACGATGTTACATCTTGGCCGAAAGATGAAATTTTCTTGCCTGTCTTTTGCACGGTGCTGCCTAATCTTTGAAGACGTCTACCTGATTCAGACATAGAATCTGACCAATCCGAAAGCCGGCGGCGTGCTCCTGTTAATTCCTCACGATTGCGACGAGTACTATCGGTTAAATCGTTTTGGGCATCTCGCGCACGTCTTGTACTACGTTCTCGATCAGCAAGCGAGTCGGTTAACTCATCTTGTGCACCTTCATTCCGATTTGTACTTCGTGTATTGTCGTTTGTGGATCTTGTGCTATCACGTGCTGCACTGTCCAAGTCCCGTAACGATTCAGTTGTTTCATCAACACCACCACTGGCGCCACTAGCTGTACGTTCCAATCGTTCCATGTTGCGGCGTGTTTCATCAATCTGCTTGTTCGCTTCTACTAACCCTTTTGTTTCAACATCCATTTTGATGCGCATCGTTGTATTTCTAAGTGTTTTTGACAATCAATTAACCTCCTTTCCCAAAGAGTTTAATCTTCATGTTAGAGGCAGCTACCGCCATCCCTAATTGGTCCATTGTCATTACGTCCACTTCTTCGTGAGTTGCAATACCAGCGATGACAGGTAGCCAAAACATTTCATCTTTTGCTAACATCCATTCGTATTCTTCTTCTCTCTTTTGCTTAGAGTTGACTACCAAGAAAATTGTCAGCTAGGGTCATCACCTCGCGGTAGCCATCGTTTTCATCCCAGTAATCCCAATTAACACCAAGAGGCTTTACAATTACGAGTTCCATGATTTGCTCATGATATTCACTGTTACTGAATGAGCCAGATTGAACTGCATCATCTAAAATTTGTTGGGTTGCACGTGTACCTGGGAATTGGAGCGTATATTGGACACCTTCTACAGTGTGAGTTTCTTGTTTACCGAACTTAGATACTTTTGCTTCTGTTGCTGCTTTTGTGTTTGTCATTTATAATTTCCTCCTTGTTTTTAAACAAAATAAAAGGAGCTCTATGGCCCCTTTAGTAATTAGTAGTTAATAACTCCAAAGTCCCCTACTTTAATTGTATAAGTACGGGCTTCAACACCATCAGAGTAAGTTGCATCAGCTGTTTTTGTAACAAAACCTTGTGAACCGCCACGGCGTTCTTTATTTGTTGGGTCATCAACCCAAATTGGAAAGAAAGTTTTCGAGTTAACGTACTGATTCAAGACTTTATTAAACGGTGATGTTTGATTCAATGTCAATGTGACTGTGCCTAATCGTGAATTATTCAGTGCAAATGAAGCTTCACCTTGTGCGTTTGACTCTACTGTTACTCGGTCTTCATCCATATTAGCAGTAACAAATGTACCTTTTTTATAGCCTGAAACAATCGCATTATTAAGAGTTGTCGTAATCGTACTAGCATCGTAAATAGCTGGTTGTGTAGTATCCATATTGTATAGCCTCCCTTTATTCGTATATCAAAAAAGTCATGCTAACAATTAAATGTTAGACATGACTGAACCTTTTACATTAATTTTGTGGATTGCACCTTGCGCTTCGTAGTCGAAAGTCAAACCGCTGTATATACGTTTCGCGATATCTTCACTAGCACCAGCGGTAAAAGGTTCTGTATAAACATTGAAGGCGAATTGATCTTCATCGTTGATATCGACAATTCCTTGTTGACCAGCTGTTGTTAAAGTACTTGTTGCGATAGCACCGACCAATGAAACACCATTGACATTTGACGGTACTTTGTCATTGTTCGTAAACATCGCTTGAAGGTTCGTTTCCATATTCGCTTTAATCCAATCACGGCCATGATAAAAGTCGATGTATTCACCTGTGGCAACTAAACCCTCAGATGTTTGAGAAACACCCGCTTTAGTTACATAAGCATTACCGCCAGCTTCATGGATTGCGTCAAGTTCTGCTGAACTGATTTCAATTGGCGTAACACCTTTAAGACCATGACGGAACTTCCATGTAATTGATCCAACAGTTAAATTGGCAGCTTCACCAATGACTGCACCGTCTAAGCGCTCATTTTCATGCGTGTGGTAATAAGGAATTGTATGAGCATTATTTTTAAATACAGCTAATTCAGCTGTTGTATCCACTTGGACCACCGCAAATTTAAAATCGTGTAGCTCCACTTTGTTTGATAATGCTAAACGTTCAGCTGCTGTTGATTCCGCTAGTAATGCAAAGTGCCATGATCTGTCGAAGTATTGTTCAACGACATCACCTAGCGTTTGACCAACTGCAGGTGATTCTTTTACATATGATGCAACACAGACTACTTTCGGTTTATTTTTTTGCGCCAAAATTGTTTCAGCTAATTTATAAGTAGCTGTGCTGCTATCAAAGTCTTTTGCTAAAGCTTCTAGCGTTTTGTACTCGGCATATTTAACTTCGTCTCCACCTACTAGAATAAGTGGTCGACCCAAGCCGATTACTGCGGCCGGATGTAGTACATCAATAACTACATTTACGTCTTTTAAAGCCATATTTAATTACCTCCAATAACATTTTTAAATTCGATTTGTTCGATTGGTGCAACATCATCTGCATGTGGATCTAATACACGCATTCTAATATCAAAACCAGCACTTCTTTCGTATTCGATTGAGATAAAGTTATCTCGTCTGTTGAAATCAGTTACGCTCACAATGACAACACCTTTATCAGCAAATAATGAACGTCCTTCTGTTGATTTAAAGTAAGACTCACATTGTTTAGCCAAATTTAAAACGCTCAATGAACTCTCGTCATGCCATGTTAATGACACTGTAAGTTCAAATTGAGCGTTTTCGTCATCCTTTTGGATTTCGATTTTCGGGTTTGTGATTGTGAATGTCGCAAAAGGATAAGTAGGTTGTTCACCAGTTCCATTCGCCTCAATACAAGGCTTTCCTGTAAGTGTTCGAACTGCTTTAATGAGCGAACTTGTAACGATTTTATAATCAAAGTAATTTGCCAAAGGCACTCACCCACTTTAATTCGTATAATGAGAAATCTGCAAAGTCTTCATATCCACCTGGTTTGTCCTCAACTGAATATTTTTGTCCTTTATTAATCACTACAGTCTTCGGAGCGATGTCCATGTTAATGATGAGTTGACGGTGCGTTTTAGTTAGTCGACCACCGCTTTGATAAATTTCACCAGCTGAATAAGGAAGCATCACACCACGAACATCTAAAGGAATTGTTTTATCTGGTGTTGGCTTAATAGCCTCACCAGATTCCTCATCGTAACCACCACCATTACCCGGGATTGTTACTAGAACTTGTATATCCGTTTCGTAATCAGCAAGCATATCTTGAAACTCAAACATTTGAACCATCATCTCTCACCACTTTCCATGTAACGTGTTGTCTCAATTTCCCTGTATCGATTAAAGGATTAGTTGAGCCTTTATTGGATTCCGTTAGACTAGCATTCTTTGGCGTTCGAATGTCTACCATCTTCTTTTGAATATCACCAACAATTAATGCTCCAAGTCGTTCAAAGACAGTCTTGGCTGTTATTTCTAGTTCGCAAATTTTTTCAATCTGTTTTTCAAGAAAGTCCATCCAAGCATCGTTTTTTTCATCAAATGTAGAACGGATAAATGAACGTTCTGGGATGTTTACACTCTCTTTAAGAATAAACATCACCTTAATACCACCCTTGCCATCAGCTAATGCTAAAATATTCTTGCCTTTCGGTTTAAACAGACCTTCAAAGTCTCTAGGACGCTTTGTACCAGCTTCTTTCGTAGGGATTGCGAGATACTTGTTTTTAGCACGTATCTGCATACCGAATTCATGGACACCAGCAAGCATGGCGTAAAAGGAATCATCAGAACCAAAAATACCGATTTCAATCGCATAATGATTTAACTGATCTAATTCATGTTGTAATTTTAATAAATTTTCATCATTATCAATCCATTCCATATTAAAGCACCATTAAATTCACTTTCTTTGGACTGTAGAGCTTCACTAACCGTTGATACTCTTGTCCAAATGCTGTTGAATCTAACCCTTTACTAGTATCGATAGAAGATGATGTAAACGTACGTTTAATAGGCCCAACCGTTTCAGATTGAGCCTGACGTACATTAAGTGAGCCGTAATGCGCCGTTAAATAACGCGTAAGCTTCTCTTTGTATAATGCTTTGACAGGCAATTCACTGACTTCCAGCGTTGCATCATCAATTAATAAAAGCACCTGCTCATCAGATAGTGACGATAGGTGCTTTGCTATAGATTTCACTTTTTCAGGTGTTGTTAATGGTTCTGCCATTAGATCACCCCTTTACTCTCCATCTTGTTGAGGATTAGTAATTGCTTCGATTTGTTTTTCGATAGCATCAAGGACTGTTTTGCGCTTCTCCCCATCTTTCATCGCTTGTAGATACTCTACAGAATACGTATCTTCAATTAATTTGATGGCTTCATCTGCATTCAAGTCCTTTAAACCACTTTGAGCAACAATTTCACCATTATCAACAAGTTTTTTCATTAATGGGTGTTCAGAAAACAATTTAAAATCATATACTTCTACGTGATTAGCACCAGGGATAATAGCTACTCCCGATGCATGACGTGTATATTCACCTTTATTGTGTACTAACATTAGACGCCCTCCCCACGAACGATCGCCATTGGATAACGTACGATAGCACCACCAGTACGCTCTTCTAACGGAATTTTGTAGTTAGGGAACTTATATTCCTGCGGATGACGCATGATATCCATCGTTAATAGGATTTCAACAACATCAGGTGATGAATCGAATACCAAGAAGCAATCTGATCCAGCAGTACCTTGTTTTTCGATATCTGAAGTAAAATCGATACGAGTAAACCAACTCTGAGACTTGATGTACTCAAGCACTGATTGATTTGTGTATTGATTGAATTCTTTTTCAAGATGTTCAAATGAATCCGGTGTAACAATTAATGTATCTGCAGTATGACCAGGTAGCTTATTAACTAAGTTTTTCGCTTTACGGATATCAGCTACAATTTCTTTACCCGTTTTGTCTTTCCATTTAGTTGATGAATCCCCTTCGTTTTTATCAACTGCAAGCGTTTGGATTCCTTCAGCATTTACTACACCCTTGATTTTGTGTTTAGCATTACCAACCCAAATCAAACGATTTTCTTCTTCAGCAATTGCTTTACGAGCTGTATCTGCTTTAGTTGTCTCAATAGGTCGCTTTGCTAATTGCGCTTGACGTAATTCGTGTACAGATACACGGAACGCTGCAGCAATTGAATAGATATCTTCTGTGTGACGTTCCATGTCAGCATCTACTAATGGAATATCATCTGCGCCCGGCGCTAAGATTTTAGCTGAACCAGAACGAGTAATTACATCGTATGAATAAGTTTCAGCGCCAGCTGGCACCGATGTATTTGTGTTAAAAATCGTTCGAGCCTTTAATTCCTCTTTCTTTGGCTCATAGACCTTATTGTCGATGGCTTCTAAGTCAATTGGACGGATTAAACCGTCTTCACGAAATGTTGACATGTAATTTTCCTCCTTACGGTAAGTTGATTTCGATTTGTACTAATTGATCAGCTGATGCGTTAGCTTTAAATACAGCACTTGGGAAGCTGACTGTACCATCAGCGCTGAATTTCCCTGTTGTTGGATCTACTTTTACAGCGGTACCATTTACAATATCGCCACCTGCAGTAACGAAGATGTTGCCACGCTTCACTACTGTAACGGGTTGATTTGCTAAATATTTTTGATCATCAGCTTTTGTTACCCAATCATGAATTTCTTGAGCCAATGCGATACCAATTGGTTTACCACCTGCTTTAAGTCTTGTAATTCCAGAACCATCAGCAGTTAATTGAACGGCTGCACCATAAGGAATTACTTCTGAAGCTGCATAAGAGTCAGCTGAGTAGTCTTGGTAATTTGCTAACTTACCAGCACCACCAGCAATAGGCATGTATTTTTCATAACTTGTAATAGGCATCTGTTTTCCTCCTTATGAACGAAGATTAAGGCGTGCTGCCTTCATATCTTCAATTTTTTTGTTACCACCAGCTGAGTCACCGGTAAATGCGTTATTTGCACCCGTTGAAGAATAGCCGGCTTCTTTCATTTGACCTACAGTTGCATCATAAAATGCATTTACATAGTCATCAGACTTTGAATCACCTTTAAATTCAGGGTTAGCAGTTAAAATAACAGCTTCTTTTAGTTCTCGCTCTGTTTTACCTGCAAAGTCGTAAGAATCGCCTAGATAAGGCTGTGCGGTAGCAATTAGAGCCACTCGCTCTTCAACCTTCTTATCCATTTCATCTGCTGAGACTGTTTTTTCTTTTAATGATGCAATCTCATTATCTTTTGCAGTTAACTGAGATTCTTGTGCATCTAATCGACCTTGTAACGTGTCTACCTCTTTAACCTTTAATTGTGCAGCTTCTAACTTTGCATTTTGAGCTTCTAAATGTGATTTAACAGCTGAGTCTACTTCATACTCTTTACTGTCGATAGTGTATTTTGCCATGTTACTATTTCCTCCTTCTGTATCTTCGATTTGCCACGCGTCACTGTCTGATCTAATAGCGACTTCCGGACCTGCTCGACCTTGATCTACAATGGCAATGTGATTGATTTCTAAATTTCTTTGAGCAAATTCGTATTGTTGCCCGTTATAAGTACCTTGTTCTGCTACAACATCGGCCATAAAACCAATAGAAATTTCTCTCTTACCATCACGAATCTTTTGTATGAGAGCTTTATCTGTAATCGTAAGGGATACATATAGCTTTAAATCAGATACTTGAGAGTCATTGTGACTCATTCCTTTTGCATACGTCTGATAGTTATCGATGGTGACAGGTTCATTAGGGTGTTCATCTGTAACAGGCTTGGAACGGGCAGAACGCAATGTAATATCGCTGAATATTTCATCAGGCAATTTAGCCTCCATCTGAACATTTCCGTCTGCTCGACGATATGGAAAAACGCCAGGTTTAGTTATCGGTACATTGACCGTTAAATAACCCTCTGGCGTTTCTCCGTAGTCGTTTATTAATGTTTTGTCGTAGCGTTGTAATTTCGTTGTTCTCACCACCTTTCAGCAGACCCTATTAATATTGGATTTTATCAGGGATTTCCGATAAGGCTTTGCTGATTTCTTGAGCAGTCAATTTTGAATCCGAACTTATGTGAATAGTAGGAGAGAATTTAGCTTTAGATTGTTTTAATTCTTCTGCTGTAAATTCAAGTTGCTTCTTTGCAAACTTCTGATTTTTTATTTTCAATCCCTTTTCAAAAACACTTAGTAATGCTGAAATAATCCACAAACACATTAGAACTACAAATAGCCATGCTGAAATTGTTATAGACATCACTTACACCCTCTCAAAAAAGTTTTATTGTACCAACCTTTATCGTGCGGTTCTAAGAATGTACACCCCGACACCCCTTTAATCAAAGACGGGATAGGCTGTACATCTACATCTATAATCTTCTCCTGGCACTTTCCCATTCGGAGGGTTTTTATAATCGCAAATTTGGCCCGATAGCGCTTTATGCGATTCACGAACCCTTCCATCACCCGACGTAACCCATTCAAATTTTCTCACTCCCATATTTTCATGACGTTTCGCAACCAACTGACCATGTATCGTACCTGATTGATCTACAGCAATAAACTGCGCTCTCGCTTCACTTAAACCTATTTGTTTCACCAGTTGCTCCCGTATCTCTTTTGTAGAAGTACCGTTCTTCACACCTTCATAAACAATTCCCGAAATCTTCTCAGAAAAAAATGATTCAACCGACTTAATATAACCGACGTTCTGTTTGATAGATGACTGGATATAATCGTCAATCCATAATTCAGAAACAATAGGGTTCACGCCAGCAATATACGCTTGGTCGTTCATATTCTTTATGTTAAATAGATTCAAACCATTTACGAACCCCGTGGCAATATCCGAGATGCGTTCGCCATTAAATACCGTGTGTAACAGCTTCTTGATTACATCCAATATCTGCTGAATGATGCTCAATTCATTTGCGTCTGATTGATAAGATTTAGTTTGCTGCTTGATAGTGTTGTCGTAATGTTGCAAAGTTACCTTGCCCATCTCTCGCACCATCTTTACCATAGAACGCTGATAAGTAACTGCAACCGCATTTGGAAAGCGAGTGGGTGGTATCTTGCGTTTTACCATTGCACGCCTTCTAAATACGATTGATAGACTTCACTTGCCATACGATCAACATCAGCAGCATCACCACTCATTTTCAATTCATCAGTCAAACCAAATTGACCAAAGCGAGCATTGCGCACTTCATCTACTGTAGTAACACCATTTGTAATATAAATTTGGTCAGTCTCAGCAGTCATTTTTCGAATCTTTGCATCTGTTTCGCTATCCACTGTCCATAAAGGATTGAACTTTATTTCCCATTCGAGCGAATCCGGATCTATACGTCCGCCTAAATCTTTCTCAGACCATAACAGCATACGAATAAGCTTTTCCAGATCCGGTTTCATTTCATTTTCTTGGCTCGCTACAATACGCGAGTAATAATTCATCACATCGTATTGCGCACCTGCGATAGTGCCAGCCTCTTGACCTTTGATAACCGTCTTTGGCATTCGTGCTGTTCCAGCTAAGTAATCCCAAACATAATCAAGTAAGTCCTTGATACCGGCAACTGAAGTTGTTTCTTTCGTCAGACTTTCGTTTGCACCAATCATTGCTAACGCTTCAGTTCGAAACATGAAATCCATAATCATAGATAACTGCTGTTTGTCTTGTGTACTAAGGTCCTCAATATCCTCCGATTTGTAGACCTTAAATGTGAAATCATGAAGTATTTGACCGACAGACCATAAGGATGTATCTAAAACCGTCAGAATATCATGCATAGGCTCCAGTAACGACTGTCCTTGATATTCATCTTCCAATCGTCTTGTCTGGTCATGTAGCAAGCGTGAGACATGTACAGATGATTCAGATTCAACCGTTTGAATACCATCTCGTGATGCTCTATTTATTTTCACTTGCTCCAATTGACCATAACGAATATCGAAAACATCCTCGTTTATCAAGAACTCATTCACTTTAAGTGAACTGAATGCATGTAAATAATCTACCGACTTCAATTGATCCATTGCCAACTCGTCTTCGAGTTTGAACGGATTCGCCTGTGTAACACCTAGCGAAATAAAACCATCACCACGTAATCGCTCATAAGTACGCATCTTTTTAAAAGCTTCTTTTGCCTTTAAATCAGCAAGTTTACTCATTATGTTGCGAGCAAGCTTGTCGTCTTTCATTCTCAACGTGAACCAGTTACGAGTCATGTCTTCGGCTGGTATTTCAATGATATTTTGAACAATTCGGCTATCTGCATACAAAGCTGATATATCTGGATGAGATAATTTGCGACGGACACCAGGTACTTGACGAGTTATTTTATCTTTGCCGTTTGCTTTGCCATTGCCTTGCATAAAGTCATTACGCATTTGCTTTGCTTGTTCCAAAGAACTCAAATCAACCACCTCCTAACAGCTTCTTATATCTATCAATTGGATTTGAATTATTTGTATACAGTTGGTTTAATCCTTGCGTTGTCATATCAACTAAGTCATCATGTGCAGCATTCGGGAAACTAACTAATTCCTCAACTACATCGTTTGACCATGCACATAAATTAGGGTGTGGTAAGAAAACATCCCCCGCCTCAAATAAAGGAGACACCGCATTAGCGCGTGCCTCCTTACCACCTTCAGGATTAACAGGGGTGATTCCCGATATTTCTTTCTTGAGAAGTTCAATGATAGCTGTTCCGTTTGCCTTATCCTCGATGTATTTACTTCGTGCTTTCGGCCATTTATCTGACATAGCACGAATAGCTTTCATTGTATCCGCAAAGCCCATTTTCTTGTGGTGGATATCCATCAAGAAGTATTGAGCCTTTTTCCTTGCCCAGATACCACCTGCAACAAAATCGCTTGTATCTGAATCTTTAAAAGTACAATCCCAAGATTGAGCTATCTTATCGAAATGGATTGGCAATACAACAACTTCATCACTCAATCCCCAGTCATCTTTTTGCTCTTTAGTCCTCACATAATAGCGAATCCAGTGACGCTTGAATATGTTACCTCCTGCAGGTGCTGGACGTTGTTGATAAAGGGAAGCCCATGTTCTCGAACCAACCTCGGTCTTTTTGTCCTCGGCCCAATTCTCATCGTAACCAAGTTCACGGCAAAGAGGTTCACCAATCTCACGACCTAACATATCGTCTTCGTCTTCAGCAATTGCAGGTAAACGTAATCTAATCCAGGTACGTGGACTTCGAGCAAGTAAACGACCAATCAAATCATCTTCATGCCATCGTGTCATAATAACGATTAATGATGCACCGTCATGCAAACGAGTTGAAAGAGTCGCTTCCCATTCATCCCAAATGTTATCTCTGATGGTCTGAGAACTTGCTTCTTTCATGTTTTTGATAGGGTCATCGATAATCATTAAGTCGGCACCTTGACCAGTGATAGAACCACCAATACCAGTTGCAATCATGCCACCTAGTTTATCCTCGATTCCCCAGTCTTTTGTTGCTGCATTAGATTCAGATAGTTGAACATCGAAAAGTTCATGAGAAAACTCATTGAATTTGTTACGATTCAAACGACCAAACTTTGTAGCAAGGCCATCAGAGTATGCAGCTGCAATCACTCGCTTATCTGGATTGCGTCCAAGGTAGTATGAAGGGAATGATTCAGTTACTGTCATCGACTTACCATGACGTGGAGGCATTTCAATTAATATAGAGAGTTGTTCTCCATCAGCAATACGTTGTAATGTCTCACAAACTAACTCTGTATGTCTGAAATGCGTGTAATGACCATGATGGACGTATTCTACATAATCTCTATAATTACGTCGTGCTAACTCCTTCTCAGCTTCATGAGCCAACGCATTAATCTGTTCGTCGCTTAGAGTCGGCAATTGCTCTCAACTCCTCTGTACTTAAGTTACTTAAGTCTACAACGCTGATATTTGCATTGCCTGTTCCTTTTGTTTCAGAACGGGCCTTCGCAATGTCTGCTTTCAGTTTTTCCTCACGTAATTGTTTTAACTGGCGTTCATCGAGAAGGTCCATATGCTTCGACAGATACTCCAAAGCTTTCATTTTGTCGGCAAGCTTAACAGTTATACCGTCACGGCCTTGTTTTACCTCTGAAATTAGTGTGCCATCGACATCACGTGAATCGGCCAAACGAATGTAGCTGAATGCCTGTTTCTTTACGTTACCGTTTGCATCGATACTTGGGAATCCATCTTCATCATATTGAATCTCTTCCTCGGTACCGAATGACATATATTCTGTAATGTCTGCAAAGGCAATATCAATCCACTTCTGTAATAGCACTCTCTTACTTAGTAGCGCATCGCCTGTGATTTCATCACGCACACGAATGATTTCAGCGTTTATCTTAGGATTTCTAAGGTGTCGCGAACCTTCAACCATAGCTGTGTTATAACCGCACTCATAAGCCTTCTTATACGCCTTAGTAGCATTCCAACTCTTTACATAAAACGCAACAAAGAGCCGTTGCTTATCGGTTAGCTCATTATCATCACTGACAACTAGCTCCGGTTCAACAGGCTCTTTTTTAATTACCTTATCCGATTGTTTCTGTTTAGTAACGTTACCTTTCGATTTAGTAACGTTACCATTCAGTTGTTCATCCCATTTATCTTGATTCTTCCACTTTCGTATTTGTGAATCAGATAGCCCTAATTGTTCAGCAATGTCTTTTAGTTTCATTTCACCTTTGCTATTGATCCACAACTGAAATGATTCATCACGTTTGGGGTTTCTTGGTCTAGCCATCTCTCATAACACCACCTCCGAATAATCAATTGTTTACGTATCACCTCATTATGCTAATGGCCTGACAATATTTTCGTTTCAATGATTCAACATGAGATAATGCCTCATCTTCTGATGTAAACCATGCACTTTCTAACTCTTCGTTAATTTCAACAATGAAATCATCACACTTGATTCTCCAAGCTGTTGAATATTCCATCTCGCCCCATCCATCACTAAAATAGAATGGTCCATCCTCTTCATAAACTTTAAATGTCATTTAAACACCTCATTTAATCAAAATAAAAAGCACCCCGAAGGATGCTTATGTATTATGACTTAATAATATCTTGAATTTCTTCAATCGTTAATTTAACAGCACGATTGTAATCTCTTAATGCTAAAATTTGTTCTCTCTTACTTATCATTTTTTTCAGCTTTTGTATACTTGGGCCAAAACCGTGAGAATTGAAATCTTCTATTTTTCCGGATTTCATTAATTCTTTGATTTCTTCATATCTACCAAGCTGTTCAACTAAAAATCTATAAAAACTTAAGTATTTAACTCCAATTTCATCATATAGATCAAATCCTCTAAACAATACATCTTCTTCACTGATAACCGCTTGAGCTTCATCACTGTTCTTCCATGAATAATACAACTCTCTATACAGCGATAGTGTATCTACTACAAACTTACACTCTTCATCAGTAAGTTCATCAGAAAAGTGTTCGGTTGCTAGAGAATAATATCTACTAAATCCCGAGACAAAGATATCTCTTAAATTTTCAAATTGCTTCTTTTCGTATGAATCATCAGTTAATCTTGATAAAATTTCATACTGGTTAGCAATAATTAATCTATCTTTCATATCAATACTTTTATTCATTTAATTCACCTCCCATTTCACTATATATAATAATCCCACAGAAGTATATAACATATTTGACATTGGGATATTTCACTCTCACACAAACGAACGCCATCCAATAAGGGTTTTGGTCAGCAAGGCATTCGTTTGTGTCAGAGCAAAAGAAAAAGCCACATCATCAAGATGCGACCTTTATAAATAATTTGTATGCAATTGCTAGAAACAACAGAGCTGTTATCCAACCCGCAATTTTATTTGGAACACGAAGAATCATAAATATATATTTCACTACTAACGCCACAATAAGTGGAATTCCTAGTATGATTGCCAATTGTATAGCTAACCCATTTAAAACACTGTTATCAAAATCTGAACCAAGTATGTCCACGAAACACCTCCGGAATAATTATAGAACCGGAGAGACTGTAAGTCTTTAATGTATTTTTGATAAAATTATCAAATTTACACTCATTCAAACGAACGTTTAGTCAGCCCATATCACTATGTTTTTGAAGTCTATATGGCTCTAATCATTCGCTTGAATCAACGTAATTTAAAAAAGTACAGACCCCAAAGTAATTTCAGTTACCTGTCGTGTACTCCATCTTAGCGAAGTATAAGTCTAGGAATTCATCTTCTTGGGTCGGTCGGTCTGTTTTTCATGCTTATAGGTTAAAGGTTAAATGAGAGGAAGAACGGTAGGCGTGATTTAAAGATGCACCCCTCTATTATCTCCCCTCATATATGCAGACTTCGTAAGGCAACGTAAGGCAAAGAAATTTCATGAAACTAGCTCTTTCACCTTACTTCTTGCTCTCTTAATATACGATTGAACTGCGCCCTTACTGACTTTCAGCTCATCAGCAATCTTTTGAAAACTTTTTTTCTCAACTTCATGCGCAATGTAACAATGTCGTTCTTTTAATGACCAAGTAGAAAATATCTTAGCAAGCGATTTTTTCTCTTCGGTAGTCATATACAACTGCTTAGAATCGATATCATAAAGCTCATCCGTAATATCCGGAATCACATCGATACTCTCAAAAAACTGTCTCTGATAGATGGCTCTCTTATCAGCACCACGATAGGCATCAGGATTTCTCCCTGTCTCCATCCAATCCATAGCAAACGTCATACTCTCAATCATGCTGTTGATCTGTGTTTCATCCTCAAAATTATCTTCATGTAGATTAGCTTTCATTTGGTGAAGTACTTTTCTGCCTTCTGTGTATTCCACTAACAAATTATCTGCCCAATTCATGGGTTATCCCCCTTTTAGATAAACAAAAAAGAGCACCAAACAAACGCAATAAATGCGTAAGTCTAGTGCTCTCGGTTTTTCCGACTAAGCGTTATTTTCTTTTTACTGTAATTTTATAAGATGGATTTCCAACTTTAAAGTTTTGGCATGGTATTTCAAGCGTCCCGTATGCTGGCAACGGTATAGCTTGTACATGTCCATCCTCTACAATATATACCATTTTGTTGTCATTTGCATCTATTTTGGCAGTCATAGTTTCGATATCCACTGATATATCTTTTACTTCAATATCCAATACTCATGCCCCCACAACTAATTTATTTTTAGGTCTCACAAAGTTGATGGTCCCGTTCAGTCCACCTTCACGTGGTTGAATGGCCCCTAATAGCTCCCTATCCATAACTAGCAGCGTAACCTCTAACTGCTTACGTCCAAATTTGTGAGCAATCGTTGTGATTGAATGGCCTTCCTTCCACATTTGGTCGAATGTTCTTACTTGGTGTGATGTAAAGTCAAAATTAATATCCTGTTTTTCGTCAGAGAAAAGAATGTAATACGGTTCTCTTGGCATCATTTTCCCTCCGCTAAATTATTTTTTATTTAAATGAATCTTTTCGAATCCTGTCCCGTATACTAAGTTAAGTTAATTTTTGAAACGTGCTACAAGGTATTGGTCGTACCCTGTGGCTTTCTTTATGCTCTTTTTACCCATCGTTCTATTTCCATCTCCATCAAAGCCGCATAAGCACCGCTGTTGTAGTTCTCTGTTTTAATTTCACCGAGTTGTTTCCACCCACGAGTTTCATGGTCCCTAATCTTCTTTTTGAGATCAAATTCCGTATAACCCTTCACTATTTTTCTACACCGCTTAGCATGCCAACTACTCATTTAATCACCCCTCTAAGGAATCTAAATAATGCAGTACATAACCATCTTTTGATTTTACTTGCTTACATTTTTCCTTAATCCATTCATATGGTATTGACTTCCTGCCACCGTTTTCAGCACCATTCCACCAATAATATAAATATACGAATGGCAAGAAGTACGTTTCGTATTGCTTTTTCGAAAAACTTATAAGCAAAAATGCCATTGCGCCTTTTGAGTGCCATGACCGTAGCAACTCATATTGATGTTTGTGTATATTTTTAAGTGGAAAGCTCTCTAAAGCTGTTTCTTTAGCATCGAAAATGATAGCTTGCCCTTCATGTATTCCTGAATAATCCACCCATTCAGCCTTTTGCTTAACTCCGTTCACTCTGTTACCTTTTACGCTCATGATTTTAATGGGCGTTGGCACTTTGCGAATGTCCGCTTTATGCTGTCGTTGATATTGCATATTAGTCATATCTACTAATCTTTCAAGATGCGCACCACGATTTGCGTGTGATTGGCTTTTTGGAGTGGTTCTGATCGCTCTTCTCAAACCTCTACACCTACCATTCGGTTATATTCATCTATCAAACGCTCATCACAATAATGGTCGTATGCAGCTGCTGGCCTATGACCGAATACAACTAATACTTCAATCATCGATGTGCGCTCATCTTCTGTTAGATTCATAGTTTTCCCTCCTGTTTTGCTTAATGTTCGAATTGTGCATTACTGTTTAAAAGCTGCATAAATATTTTTTAATGATATTGAACAACCACTTCCGCCAATATCAATGTCAATTGTATTTAATCGATAATAAATACCTTCATTAACACTATCAATGCTTTCTAAACCTTTAAAAATATGATTTTTCCATACTTTTACTTGACCATATATATCAACATGCAACGTTAAAACATCGTCTTTTTTAAATTTTTTAAAATCCTCAACAGTCAAATGTTTATCTAAAAAATCGAATATAGTTAATTGATTAAACATAATTTCACCTCAAATAATCATCCCCATTCTCCTTTTCTTCTTTGATTCTTTTTTTATTGCACGTACTACATAAATTTGGTCCTGGATGTTTCATGCTTGGTCTGTACAAAGTCTTGCACGATCTACCGCATTTCGGACATTTCGCCTTACAATATTCCATATCAATCCACCTCCATTTACTTCCAATCAATTTCCTGTCTAGCTATGTTAAAATAACCTCATTAGGAGTTGATACAATGGACGCTACAACAAATTTGTATGTCAAAATGCATATGGATTATCTAAAATCCCTATCTCCAGCTATTCGAGATTTAGAACTGTCGAAATATGAAACCCTCTATGATCATATGTTTGCTTATTTAATCACTTTAGGACTAGCTGAAAATGCTGCTATAAAAATAATTGATGATTTTAGAATTGATAATTTAATCGATTCTGTTCAACAAGCCACTTTTTAGTGGTTTTTTTGTTATCACTTACCCCTAACTAATTCGCTCCTGGTATTCCTCAAAATCCCTAACCTTAAAAGTCCTTGCGATGTAGTAGCCTTCTTTCTTCAGCTGTGCTATATATTCATCAACAACCGGTGTCACAACTGTTGCAGATTCGCTGAAGCGAGATCTCATCTCAACATACTGCGTGTATTGCTCTACCGCCTGTTGTTTCCGATGATTCACCTTTGTTCGTTTAACTCTCGCTGCAGGATTGTCGACTAAAATACCGTTTCTTTTCTTGTTCATTGGTTAGCCCTCCTATTCGCATTATCTTCGTAATGTGACTCAACGTTTTTCAAATTCGAACCGATGCCACTCGTGAAAACAAGGTCTACACACAACGGTTTTATCCAAAGATTCAGGCCAAGGAGATATCCTACCTTTTTTAGCGGGATCTCTAGTTTCTTTTCCACACTCTTCACAATCGATGTATTCAATCTTGCTTGCACCATAAGTAGGTTCGAATTCAACACCGACTTCAAATTCTTGTCCGCAACTTTCACACTCGTGGTCGAATTTATTATCACTCGGCAAATCAACAGTTCCATCAGACATATCATTTTCATGTTCGCAATATGGACATTCCACAGTATCAAACATTCATCTCACTCCTTCGCCTTATCCTTCTACCATCAACTCTCCACCGCACGTTTAACCACCAAAGCGCTACGAATAACCTCGTAATCTAGCAACTCAATTGGGTTGCGTTTGATTTCGATAATTCCTAATTTTCGCAATTCAGATAAGACATGTTGGCAACAGGAAAGTGATTTCCTCAACATTTACTACTCGATAGAAATTAGTTTTCACTTTATGTTTTTCAATCCATTCTAAAAGAGTGTTATTCATCAAATTCTCCAAATCGCTTATTGCTGCACCACTAACATCATTCAAATATCCTTCTGCATATTCTCCGCCATGATCGTATGCCTGTTCTTGTGCTACTTCGATAATGTCGTCTACTTGAACGCTAGGCGTAAAAGCCTCAACTTGACCAACAAATATTACAGCTTGATCTACACCTTCTTGGTCCCAACCTGTCTCTTCAATCATTTCTTCATAACGTTCTTTACCATACTTAATCGCTTCTTCTTTAGATTCGAAAAATTCATTGTTGTTCCAAATCTCTTCATCAACTGAAACTGTCCAATTACCGTTTTCCATCACGCCACACACCCCTCACCCTGCATATTTAACCGTTCAGCAACTAAGATGGCATAATCTGTAGCCTTATCTCTACAAAGCCTTGTATGGCTCATGATTGTGTTTAGATGCGATTCAAATTGTTGTCCAAGTGATGCCGTATAGCCGAAACGTTTAATGGTGCCGATGATTATCGCTATGTGATTTACTGCTTGTTCGATTTCAGGCATTCAAATCCACCCCTTCAATATTCAATTCCATCATCTCAATAGTTACCTTCATACCGTTTAAGAAGGCTCTATCGATATTGCTACGGCTTTCCTTCCATTCATTGAGTGCCTTGTTGTAAAGATCAGCGAATCTTTCCTCTGGCGCTTGCTCAACTTCATAGCCGTTTATAAACATGCGAGCTATTTCAAAAGCATTAAAACCATTTAATGGAGCGCATTCATTCATCCATCTGTAATCATGGGTTTCTATTACCAAATTTTCATCACCATCACATTCTTCTAACGCATTATTTAAAGCGACTGCAACCTCTCTTGATACCTTCACTTTCTCGCTCATCTTCCAATCCCTCCAATGTGTTTAAAATGTCATTCCGCAACTGCTCAAAATCACTTGCCAGCTGTGCGTAGTCTGTTTGTAGTTGTTCAAGCATTTAGTAGCTCCGGGTTTTGATGAACGTTACCGATGATTTCTGTTCGTAAATTCCATACATTAGGTGCTATGAAGTTTAAGTTTTCATTGAAAACTGATTCGAATTTTAAATTGAATGTTGCTCTCTCGTTTTGCCAGTAGACTACAGCGTTACGAATACCATCAACTTTTAAAACATCCCCCTCATAAATCTCACGGCCATTTTTGTCTTTAAGGCCTGTGTATTGCATAAGTACACTTTTTTCGCATACTGACTTCGTGTTGCTATCCATTACGAAATCATAAAGCATCTCATTTTTAAGCTTTAACCAACTGCGGAACTTAATCTCTCTCATCTAAACCCCTCCAAATATCTTAATTACTTCAACCTCCAGTCAACGCCTTCGGTCTCCATAACGTTGTTACCATCTGACTTGTCGAGTAATCGGCTATTAGCTGCGTAACCTACACGATCACCGATAGTGGCTTTATCTTCATTGCTATTAAAAACAATTGGTAATCGGCGTTTATAACGTTCATTTAGAATGTTGTAATAAAGACCTTCTCTCGCTTCAGTCCACTTCGCTTTACCAATGTCATCCCAAACCAACACATCTGCAGTAAGTACACTGGTTAGAAGACTGTTATACATTTCACCGTCATCACTCATTCGTTTCGCATTCATCATTTCGTCCATAAATGACACGTCAGATACGACAAGCACGTTAAATCCTTGTTTAATCAGCTGTTTAGCCAAAGCGATTTGTAGATGAGTCTTACCGATACCAAAATTGTTATGTTGATTTTTCATTTCAAGCCTTTTAGATGGCTCCAAGGATCTAATACGTTGCTCACCGATAACTGCTATGAAACCTAAATTCGGTGCTCCCTGTTTTTTTAGTTGCTCACGATCAGTAGGGAAGTTACCTAAGTATGCTTTTACAAAGCCATACATTTCTTTCTGCATTTCTGTATTGCATTCATAATTTTCAAAGTTGGCATGAACAAATTCATCAGGAATTAAAGCGTTTTTAAATCGGCGTTTCCAACTTTTTTTCTCTCGACAATCACAAGGTTTATGAAATTCGTATCCTAAATCATCAACGTGTGAGAAAACGAATTCAGAACCCATGCATTTAGGACACTTATCCTCCCCAGGCTTGTTTGTCTCGTTCAAGTTGTCTGTAGAACTCATCTTCACTCGTTCCTGCATTGCCTGCATCATTTCTTGGAACTTGTCGGAATTTATTGCGCCCTTTAGAGCCTGCATTGTTTTCACCTCGTTTGCGATAGTTGTTTAGATCAGCAATGTTTTTAATGCCATCGTTTTTCCAACCATTTAAGATACCTTCAATATATTTAATGGGCTGACGTACTTTTTCGGTGCTTAACATTTCTTTTGTAGCTGCTAAAGTCAGTTCATAGCCATGAGCATCGTAAATGTAGCCGAGCTCTTCTGATTTGAATTTGGATAGTGGTAGATTGTTTTGATACAAGTTGGTGATTTCTGCAAATTTAGGATCTGACAAACTGGCTTGCTTGTTGGTTTGTTCAGTACTTAGTTTTTTATCAGTACTTGGTTTATTTAAGTAATTAGTATTATCAGTACTTAGTAGTCCTTCGTTTCCTACATGTAGGTTTGGTACTTGTAGGTTTTCTACATCTACCTTTTCTACTTGTAGGTTTCCTACTTGTAGCTTTTGGGCAAGTACAGGTGGCTCTAAGGTTTGCTCGCACTCTTCTGGTGTTTCGAAAACTATCGTTTCCCAACGGATAATTTTTTTATCCTCATAAATCGGGAAACGTTTTACATATCCATGTCCTTGTAATTCTTTAAATCCTGCTCTAAAAGATTTTTCTCCGTCCGTTGAATGTGTAACCAATTCTTCAACATAAAACACCCAATCATCCGGCATTGATAACATATAAGCGATGATACCTTTTGCTTTCCATGAGAGCCGTTTGTCGTTTAATGCGGTGCGATTCATTACTGTGTAGTTGCTATTCTTAGCGACTCGCAGGATCCCCAATGTTATTACCTCCTTACGGTATAAAAATCATCTTGCCAGTAGCCTTTGCTACTTCGTTTCGTATAAGTTGCTCATCCGCATTGTTATCTGATAGATGCAGCAAGTGAATTTCTTGAACCTTTGATAAGTCGTTAGCTTTCATAAATTCGAGCACATTTTCTAGTGAGAAATGCGACTTCATTACACGCTTTTTCATGAATGGATGAATCTTTCCGTTTTCGACATTGCCATCTAGTACCGATTGACAGTAGTTACATTCAACCATTAGATGGGTAAGGCCTTGGAACTTGTATTTGATGTAATATGTGTCTGTTGCGAAAAGTAATTTGTCGCCCTGTTGGTTTTGTAGTAAAAATCCGAACGGTTCATTTACGTCGTGTTGCACATCGAAAGGCAAAATCGTCCAGGTGCCAATTTGAAAAATCTTTTTGTTTTCGACTGTTTTTATACGGTGATGATCAATGCCTATGCCTTCTTTGGTACCCTGTGACATGTAACAATCAATACTGGCAGTTAGAACACCTTTAAGGCCTTTACAATGGTCAAGATGCTCGTGGCTGATTAAACACGCTGTAATGTCTGCTGTATCGTAATTAAGAGCCTTTTGAATAGCTTTAAATGTAATCCCGCATTCGATAAGTAGCTTGGTAACGCCGTCAGTGATGACGTATGCGTTACCTTTACTACCTGTCGCTAAAGTTTGAATCTCAATCATTAGAAACCTGGTCCTTCTTGCATTCCTGCAGGGGGTTCACTGAATATATCTTGTTGTTCTGTATATTCAGCTTCAATCGACTCTTTTTGGTTAGTTTCTGGTTGAACCTTAGTTGTTGGGATATCAATCATCTCTTGATTTGCATGTTGATTAATTTCTTCAGCAAGATCTTGTTCGGGTGTTATATCTTTTCGTGATGGTTCGAATTCGTTTTCTGTTGAACGATTAAGAGCTTCAATTAGTAAATCACTATCATCAGAAGTATTGATAAATGCTTTTGATGCACGGTTGAAAACGGTACGTTTCGCCATCTCTTGAGGATATTTATTTTGTACAGATTGATTTTTTGAAGTAGACCATGCTGTTGATATTTCAGCCATTGTCATTACTGTTAAGAATTGCGTACCGTCCTCACGCTCAATGATGCAGTATGCACCTTCAATATCATCTTTGTTACCTGTCGCAGCTTTCCAATTCACTTTGTGGTTTTTAAAAGCCAACTGACCGCGTTCGTTGTATTCGACGTCAAACTCTTCACCTTTCCAAATAACGTTTGCCCATATATCTTTCACGCCGTTTAGTCTCTTCAAAACTGCCTGCGTACCATGATAAGAGCGTTGGAATTGCAATTTATCGCCGTATGGCACGAAATATCCTTGTTTCTTAGCTACTGATAAACCTTGAATCGCCATATCTTGTAGTGCAAATGCAACTGATTCTGGAGTTACTTTGTCTATTAACGCCTTTTTGTCACTGAAGCTAACTTCGGTAAGCGTGAAATACGCAGCTTGTAATGCATTTACCGCCGAATAGTTATCTGGTAAATTAATTTGCCCCTGTTGCTTCATATCTTCAATCTTTTTAGCTACTTGTGTAACGAATGCATTTTGTTTTTCCTTTTGAGCTACTTGGTTTTGTTGTTGCGCTACTTGATTTGTCATTATTCTTCCATCCCTTCTGACCAAAGATCTTCTGATTTTTGAGTATTTTTACTAGTACTGATTTTTACTGTAGCTTTTACGTGACCTAGTGTTTTAGCTACCTTTATCGCCTTTTCAATTTCCGACATGAGTTTGTCATCATCTAACGAATAATCGCCTAATTCAATTTCAAACATTTTAGATAGCCTCCTTCATTTCAATTGTTGGTAGTTCGATTCTTAATTGCTTGTCCTTTTCACTTACAACAAGACTGATAAGTTGTGATTCACTATCGATTAACTTCGTGACAGCTTCTGCGTTGTCGATAAAAATTGGTGCTCTCATGCTGTAGTGCTCTGAAAGTGTATTAATAATATCGATGCCGACATTAATCTTGGCAGCGTTATTTAATCCGCTAGAATATGGGACTCCTTGATATAAAGTTTCACAACATTCTTCTAAGCCACCATTAACCTGCTCTTTGAATAATTTGAAACGAGCAAACTTAAATTTGCTGTTAATTTTCCCCTCGAGCATTTTTACTTTTTCTCTGATAAATTCTTCAGTCAAGAACAACTGGCGTTCTAATTCTTGGAACTCTTTCGACAGCATTTCTTCACGTTTTTCAAGCTCATCAATACGACTTTGAATGACACCGATATTTGCGTGTTGTGAAAGCTGTGCATTGACTTCTTGTTTCTTAATGAGCAATACATCGATTTCTTTTTGCACATCTTGTACGGCTTGTGAAGCATGTTCTTTTAGCTGTTGGATTTCTTGTTGTAATGTATATTTTTGCGATAGCTTTTGTTGGTATTCTGGTAGTTCGGAAACGTCTTTTACAGCTGATTCTTGCGTTTTTAGCTGTCCTTCGAGTTTTGCTATTAACTCTTTCTTTTTGTCGCAATCAGCGTTCTTTGCAACGATTTCTTCATGTTTCTTAGCAATGTCTGTTTCAAATTTTTCTATACTTTCTAATAGGTCATTTTTTCTTTGAGCTAATGCTTTTCCACGTTGATTTACAGCTGCAAGTTTGCTTGATTTGTCAGCATTAAATGCTTCTAATGCATGTTGTCTTGCCTGTTCAACTTGTTCGGCTGGTAGTGATTGTTTACATGTCGGGCATTCGCATTTATCTTCATAACGAAATTCTTTTGCGTTTACCTCTGACCACTCACTACGCATTGTTTGCAATCGCTTTTCAGTATCAGCGATACCACATTTGTTCTGTTCTAATGAGTTCTGCATCATGCTTAATTCGTTTTCAGCTTGTTGTACTGGCTTATGCATGATGGCTAGATTGCCACGTTCTTCTTGCAAGCGGGCACCAATCTTGTACACTTCCTCACGAGATGAAAATTCATAATCTCTCTTCATTTGAGACATTTCATTTTCAAGTTGTTGGAGATTGCGTTCTTTTTCAGTTACCGCCTTGCCGTTTTGAATGTTGAAAATGATTTGTTTTTGCCCATCTATTTCAGTTTCGATTGATAAAAGTTGTGATTTCAAAGCTTCAACATCCACGTTCAGCTCCGGAATCATGTTGTGATTTTCTTTGATTTGTACAGGAATCATTTCAAGCTCGTCGTTGATAGCTTTACGTTTACTAGCCACTATCTTTTTATGGTCCTCAACTGACTTATTTTTTAGGATTGTTGGTAGCTCTCTGAGTGTTGGAGTTGATTCAAATACTTCCTCATCTGCAATGTCACCACATACTTCTAATAGCGTTCTGCGACGGTCCTGCCATTTGAGTTGTTCGTTGAAAAATGATGGCGAAGTCAATAATTTGAATACATCCTCCTGGATGATTTCGTTTACCTTGGCATCATATTCTTTCTTTGTGCTAACAGGTACTTCATCGATGAAATATTTTGTAGTATGACCAGTAAATTCTTTTGTTGCTGATCCACGTTTCTTTGTCCAGTTTTCTTTATAAACTTTACGTAAATTAACAGGTGCACCGTTTACTATTAAAGTTGCCTCAACTGCATGATCCAGGTTATGAACTTCTTTGCCGTCTAACAATGTTTTGATTGCAAAACTCGTTTTATTTTGGCTATCCTTGTCAAACAACAACCAAGTAAACGCATCAAATACCGTTGTTTTGCCAGTAGCGTTGTCACCAAAAATCTGAGCGTTAAGTCCTTTTGCTATTAAATCGAAACTTTTAATCCCCTTGAAATCGTTCATGCCAAGTGCTTGAAATTTTACTTCTTTCATTTGTATTGCCTCCCTATTTGTAATTGTTGGGGCTATGTAATAAAATGTTGGTACCATGTTTTATAGATAGCCCCGAATCCACTGTTCGAGCAGTGGATTTTTTTATGCAACTAATTGTTTTGTTAACGGATGCTCGACGCATACGATGTAATGATTGCCGGCGTTTGTTAGAAATCCTTGTGCGATCAATATTTCAAAGAACGTCGATGTCGGATACCCAAGCGTCAATTGTTTGATATGCTCTGCATCCAGTAATTCGACTGCTGTTTGTACTACATCTGCTGTTGCAGCATCTTTTTCAAAAACGTAGAAATCTTTATCAAAGAAATTTTCAAGCTCAATTCGAGACATTTCGTCGTGAGCGCTAAATAATCCACGCTGATCCAAGATGCTGATTGCTTCACCAAACTTTATATCTGCGAATGCTAAATGGTTGTCCATGATTATTCCTCCTCTTTCGTTTTGTAGATGACTGCGAAAATGACATCGTTACTTAGGTCTATCGCCATCTTTATATCTACCACTTCTATTTTTTTGCTATGCTTTTTTATCCAACTATTAACGCCATTTTCATTGTCTTGATAAATTTGAATCATATTTTCACTTTCCTTTCTGATGGTTGATTCCCATCAAGAAGCGTACAAGTTGCTACTGCTCTCGAATTCAGTTATTAGCATATTTTTGTGCGCTTCTTGACGAGAGCCAAGGCTCTCGTGTTATAATGTTGTTGTATATGTTGTCAGTTAACCCTCGCCGGTTAGCTGGCTTTTTTATTGTCTTTTTTTGCAAGCATTGCTCCTAATAAGAAAGTGAATATCGGTCCGAATATCATCCATGCTTCAAGCATTCCGTGCCACCACCTCTAAATTAATCCCTCTTGCGCTCATCGAATTCACTACTTCCATCAACTTGTCGTGATTTTTCTTGGTGTTTTCCATCTTTCGTAATTCACGAACTGATGTGATTAAATCTTCTGCACAAATTTCAGCTCTTGCGTAACTGCCACGTTGCATATGCACTTTAATTTCTGTTAGTAAATCTTCGATGCAGTCAATTTCTTTTTTGGCTGCCGATAGATCCTGCGGTTTGAAGTTTTCTTTTATCATTGGACAGTGCCTCCCCCTTTGAGATAACCCACACTAGTTAGGTATCGATAGTGTTTATCCCATAAACCTGTATAACTTATATCAGCCTCCATGCAGATAACTGCAACAAGATGATCAAGCGCCGTTTGAAGTTCAACCAATTCTTCTAGGGCCATCTCCATATCCTGTTTTTCATAACCATCTAACTTACACAACGGTTTAGCTAAACTAATTTGTTCGAGCTTATCTAACGCCTCACGCATTTCTTCTATGGTTTTTTCCTTTACGCTTGATCTATGCAAATCTACATTTGGACCATCTAGCCAACGAGGGCCAGTACCGGTATATTCATTTCTTAATGTGATGGCGAATTTCGGATTATCATATTTTTGAGTCAATGCACGACCGATATCTGCAGGTAATTTAGAGCGACCATTTTCATACTTTGAAATCGTTTCTCTAGATACATTCACATCTACACCTAATTGTTGTTGATGCTGCTTACCACGCATTTCCTTTATTAGCTTGGGTACTTTTTTTTCCTTCACTTTAAGTTCCTCCTTGTGATAAGGCGGTCACATCTCAGATATAAGTTAACTTCTAGTAGACCGCCGCTTTGTAATAAATTTGGTAAAATTAAATTACTGATTTAAGATAATTGTTGTTGATATTAACCGATTCGATATTCTTGTCTATCCACTCGAATAACGCTTTGGTTGGGATTAATATGCCAGCTTGACGGAATACTGGAAAATCTTCTCTTCCTAACAATTCGGATGTTTTTGTTTCTCCGATGTGTAAGAGTTGCATTAACTCTTTTCGTGTAAGTAATGGGGGTAGTTCTGTCGTTGTGATAGCTTCTGATACCGCACTCTTTACTTCTTCACGAATAATTTCTCGTAATTCTTCTGGAGAAAGTTGAGCAATAAGCATGATTAATCCTCCTTGTCATAACGTTTTAGTGTGTTGCTCGCTTCTTGCAGAACAGCTATAAGATCATCAACTTCGTTATAATCAAGGCACATATCTAACGCTGCCTCTTCATTCAATTTATCTACGTCATCTTCTGTCACATTACATAATTCGATATGACAGAAATCGTTATCTTCTTGAGTGTTAGTGGTAATGCTATATTGATCAGTTAATAAAAAGTTTTTTCTTATAAGTGCCATTAAGCGCCCAACCCTTCCGCATTCACTTGGTATTTGATAGCCATTTCTTTAACAATTGCTAAATAAATTTCAGTCAATCGAGCGTCTTCTGCGATAACGTCAATTTTTGAAACTTTACTGATTTTTGATTTAGGGACACCGTTTAAAGCCATTTCTTTTTTACGATTGTTTACACGAACTTCTAATTTACAGCGACCGCGTTGTTCAAGTACTTCATAGCTTTCGTTGCGCACATTACGATATTCTTCAAATCCACCTCGTGCTTGTCCAATGCGATTTAGAATGGTTGTTACTTTCGAACGCCATTCAACTGGGTTCAGTAGAAGAATGTTAGAAATGTTTTTTTGTTTTTCTTCTATTAATCCAACACGCTTCTCAGCTTCATTTAAACGACGTTCTTGCTCGACGTTTACTTGAGCCATCATTGCGATTAGTTCAGCTTGCGATTTCGGCTTTGTTAGTTCAGCCTCCATCGCGTTGAATGCTTCGATATACTTTAATTTAAATTGCAGTGCTTCTTTTCCAGTAAAGCTCATTGCCAGTAAAGTGAATCCGTCTCGGTTCATAAAATATGTTTTGCGAGGTCTACCGTAAGAATCAGGTGTATCACCTTCTTCGAACATCTCTCCAAAATTGGAGACATCTTTTCTGAAGGCTTCTATATCACGTAAAACATGCCCGTGTTGTTTGTTAAAGTTTTCCGCCACCGATAAAGAAGTTGTTACTGCTTGTTGGTTGTTCATAATTACTAATTGATTCATTGATTGTTCCTCCTTTGTTTTCTCTCACACCCACCAGTAAAGATTCGAGGTCATGGCGTTGGCTATCGCTGTCGCTCCGGGATTAAATGGCCCATCGTGGCGTACTCCGCTCTTCGAATATTTATTGCTGGGTGCGAGCTAAAGTTTTAGTGTTAGCTACCATCAAGTTACCATTTCGGTAACTTTTTCTTCAAAAAAAAGTGCATTTATCGGAACTTGCAATACTTTGGCTATTCCAGCGATGTCTTCAGCGCTCATTTTTCGAATGCCTCGTTCTTTATAATAGTAACCTTGGTACCCTTCGTACCCTAACATCAAAGACATTTCTTCAATTGATACATCTTGTTCGTTACGCAAATTACGAATAAACTCCAAATTAACAACAGGGGTTTTCAATTTATTTCACCACCTTTTAATTACCGATTCGGTAACTTTAAACATACTATACCATTACCCTTTTGGTAATGTCAACACTTTATTACCCTTTTGGTAATATTACTTTTTACCATATTGGTAAATGTTATTATTTAATATATTAATTAAGTTTATATAAAAAGGAGGGATCAGTGTGGGTTCTTTAGGAAGCCGGATAAAAAAACTGCGTGAACAACAGAACATTAGTCAAAAAGATTTCGCTAAGAAATTAAATGTTTCAAATGTTGTATTATCACGTTATGAATCAGATGAAAGAAAACCTGATTATGAAACCTTACAACTAATTGCTGATTATTTCGATGTTACTACAGACTATTTACTTGGTCGTTCAGATATAAAGAATCCTCGAATGTTCGAAAATGCTGGAATTACAAACGAAGAATATAAGAGCTTAAACCCCTACCAAAAAGAAGTTATTGATTTCTTTTTAACGAGAGAAGATTTATTTTTCCATGATAGACCAGAACGTTTATTAGATGCACTTGAACAATTTGAATTATTTTATGAATTACTGAAGAAACAACAAGATAAAAAATAAACAAAAGAGATATAGTAAAGCTGTGTCTCTTTTTTTACATACACACAATAGTTATATTTACATATATTTTTTCTAAATTAAGGAGTGGTTATTTTTGGGGATGACTTTAGGAGTTATAGGTTTTATTTTAACGTTTCTATCAATTATTGCAGTTATAATTTTTGGTATACTTTTTGCGATCTATAAGGTTAAAGATAATACACGATTAAAATTCAAGAAGCCGTTAATTATATCTGCTTCGGTACTTGGATTTTCAATTCTTATTAGCGTTATTGGTATTTCACTTTTAACTGTGGAAGATTCTAGCACTGTCAATACAAGTTCTTCACTTCCTTCAAACACAGGTAGCATAACCGATGAGGAAACTAAACCTGTTGCTTTTAGTTATGATAAAAATAAAGCAATCGCTGATAAAAACGGTAAATTTTCCGTTACAATCAAAGTTAAAGACGGTTATATACCAAAATTAACTGACACTGATGCTACCTTAAAAAAGAAAGACGATAATAAATATGTACTAACTGGAATAATAAATAAAAAAGAAGATTCTAATGTCTACGATATTGATTTCACTTCAAATGCTGATTATGATGATGTCCAAAACGAAATAGTTTATATCGATAACACCATTGCAAATAAAGCTTTTATTAAGAAGCAAAGAGCCGACACTGATAAGATAACCAGAAAACAAGCATTAGAAAATGAACGAAAAATCTCTTATGGTATGCTTAATAAATCTCAAGATGGATATACGGGAGAATTGTATCATGTGACTAAAGGGCATGTCATGCAGGCATCAGAAAATGATGGCACTACTACTCTTTTGGTTAATCTAACAGATAAAGGTTACGGTTTTTGGGACGACCTTATCGCTGTATACTATGAAGGGACAACAGACGCTATAGATGATGACTTCATTGAAATTTCGGGAACTCTAGGTGAAAAATGGGAGTATTCTACAAAGATTGGTGGAAGTAACTCTGTTCCGACTTTAAAGGCTGACGAAATAAAAGTAATTGGTCATTTAAAGTGATACCAGAGGAGACTCTTAAATAGTATATCCAATCACCTTTTCGTAAAAAAATCATCATTTATTATGCAGTAAATCCAGAATTTTAGTACAAACAGAAAAATCCATCTATCCAAAGATGGATTTTTTTGTTATCATATATAGAACATAAGTTCTGAAAAGGTGATGAAAATAATGGGATTTTGTTACACACATCTAGAAGACTACATTCATAATCTATACATAAATATCGGGATTACAAAGATCAAACAATTAAACATAAGAACTATCGCTGAAAGACTTAATTTAACTGTTATCTATGCGCCGCTTAAATCTATGTGCAAAGGAAACATTATTTGCATTGATAGTAGAATCTCTGAGGAACAACAGTGGCAAGAATTCGGTCATGAGCTTTGCCATTCGTTATTACATAGTGGGAATCAACTTGGGGTATTACCATCATTTCAAGAATATCAAGAATGGAAAGCTAATGGATTTGCATATCACGTATGTATCCCTACCTTTATGTTAGATCAGATCACGCTCGAAAAAGATTATTACAAAGCTATAGAACAAATACAGGCTCTTTTTAAAGTAGAAGGAATTTTTGCACAAAAAAGGATAGATCAATATGTGGAGAAAAGAAAATGTATTCCTAAAGTAGTGTGATTTTACAAAAAAATCTAAGACAAATATTCTATTCGGAAGGAAGATAAATAATGAACAATGAAATTTTTGGGAAAATAGATGAAATTCAAGAAGCTTGTAGGAATGAAAATGGTGAACGCATTGCTGTCCCATTACTCAAGAAAATTCAATCTATTGATGGTGAATTGTACGCTTATGTAGACGATCTTTTAAATGAGTTTGGCGGAAAATTGGACGAGGATATAAAAGTACATATTGAAAAGAAAATTCGAATGGTAAATTAATTACATAGAAATACAAAGGAATATTGTTTTTGTGATATGTGACATGCCGATATTGAAATTTGACGACATCATATATCACAAAGAAAGATATACATTTGAATTACTTCAGCGTTTTATTTGGTTCAAAATCAGACCGTAACACGACAGTATATCTGTTAGCGTTAAAGGGAGAGGTGAAGTTATATGAAGTGCGAGAAGATAGAATCCGGAGTTTGGGAGTGCTATGCAGAAGGTCCAAGGGATCCGGTAACGAATAAACGAAACCAGGTACGCAGGCGCGACAAATCGAAAAGTGTTGCCAAGAAGAAGGTTTCGGATGAGATTAAAGCCTTAGAGGAAGGTTATAAAACAAGAGCCGGTAAAACTTCCACGTTTGAGCAAGTAGCTGAGGAATGGCTGAAAGTTTACTCTTTGTCGAATATAAAAGAAAATACAATCCGTAGCCGTTTGTGCTCTTTGAAAATATTATTCAAATCCATTAAGGATGTGAGGATTGCAAATATAGACAGCAGGACACTACAGAACATATTAATAGACATGAATAACCAGAATTATTCTCTATCAGCAATGGAGAATGTAAAGGTTACAGCCGGTATGATATTCACCTATGCCGAAATGCATAGAATGATCCGAGAAAATCCAATAAAGTTTGTCAAAACCCCAAGAAGAGCTACCACTGTAGAAGAAATAGAAAATACTGATATCGAGGAAATATTCTTAGAACGGGATGAGTTAGAAGTTTTTTTAAAAACAGCAATTAAATTTGGATTACCACTAGATCAAGAGCGGTTTTTTTTAATGGCTTTCACCGGGATGCGGGTCGGAGAACTTTGTGCACTAAAATGGAAAGATATTAATTTTGATTCAAACGAAATAAGAATCACTAAAACAATGTATATGCCGAATAATAATATGCGTAATTTTAAGCTCACTCCACCAAAAACAAAAAAATCTATACGCACAATAGATTTAGATGTTGAAATTATGCAGATGTTAAAAAAGCATAAAGTCAGTCAGGCGAAAATTAGATTGAGTAGAAAACGAATGATAGCAGATTACCATGAAGGGGATTTTGTTTTTTGTCATGACAATGGTTATCCATATTCTCAACGAAACATTTATGATCGTATTGTGAGTGTACTTAAAAAATCAGGTATAGGAAAAATTAGAGGTCCGCATATTTTGCGTCATACTCATATTACTCTACTTGTTGAGGCTAGTGTCGATTTAAAAACCATTATGGACCGAGTAGGCCACGAGGATTCTAAAACTACTTATAATATCTATACACATGTAACGGAACGTATGAAAAAAGATGCCACTGAAAAAATGAAAAACCGATTTGGGGATTTGATGGAATTATCGAATTTACCTAAAACTAAAGGTAACATGTGA